GAGATATGGCTTGAGGTCGTCAGTCGAATTGAACGACCAAACCTGAAGGTGTTTGCTTTGGCGATGAGCGATCAAAAACACCCGACAAAACTCTTTGTAACGCTCACTGTACTCATTTGAGTGGTACTGCATTGGGCGATCCTTTGCTCGTAAATGGAGGATGAAATCTATTTGGGCAGGCAAAGGACTGGGGAATCCGTTGCGTGAGGGCAAGAGGCTACTATCGGAGGGCAGCGGTGCGTTACTGGGAATTCGTACAGCCTGGATCCGGTGTTAAAGTCCGTGCTTTCAGGATGAGGACGAGCCATGAGGATGATCAAGTTCGCCGCCGCTGCCGTATTGGCGTTTTCGCTTTCAGGCTGCGCCGGGACGAATTTTTCGTACGAAGAAGCCAGAAAAGTGAAGGTCGGAATGACCGAGGAAGAGGTAACTCAGATTATGGGGCCACCGTACTCCGTGGTTTCTCGGGCCGATGGTCAAATGTGGGTCTGGAGTCATGCGAACGGCATGACCGGGGCGAGTCGAGTGATCTCATTCAGAATGGTCGACGGTAAGGTTGTCGAAGTGCCAACCATCCCTGCCAGCTTTAAATAGGAGTGACCTGCATGAAATTGATCGTAGGAGCGCTGGCGGTTGCGCTCCTTTTTGGGTGTTCACACAAAAGGCAGCCACTTGATAATCGTGATCCGTGCTTGGATTTCGGTGAACAAGGAAGTGCGGGATTTAATGCTTGCTTAGACCGTCGAGCGAAGGCTCTTAAAGACGTGCTTGAGGGCACTGGCCCGAAACGGTATGAGATAGTTTTCGATGAGAAAGTCGAACCCTGAATCGAAAGGACAAAACAACGTGAAATTGATTTTTGGAGCGTTGGCGGCAGCGCTGTTGGCGGGGTGTGCGACTTCGCCAACGCCTTCCAATGAGGCCAAGCAGGCGCCGGCTAGTCAGCTTTCGGCATACCAGGCCAAGCCAACAGGGGCATATGGGACACTGCAAGTGATCCGTGACTCTGGGCAGACCGGGAGCCTTTGCGCGATGGCGGTTTTTATCGATGGCAAACAGGCCGCCAAGCTCGAGCCGGGCCAGAAAGCATCGTTCTACCTGCCGCCGGATTCGGTTTCAGTCGGCGCGGCTTACACCGGCTCTGGCATCTGCTCGATGGGGGCTGCGCGAGTGGAGCGGGAAGCGATCGTGAAAGACGGAGCGGTCAAGAAATACCGAGTTTTCACCGGGGGCGATGGGCAGATCGACATACTGCCCACGACCCTCTGAACAGACCGCCTCCGGGCGGTTTTTTATTGCCTGGAGAATGGCATGTGCTCAGCAATTACCTACACGCCGATGACGAAAGTGATGCTGTCCGGTTCGCTCGCCAAGAAGTTTTTTCGAAGCAAGCAATTCCTTCTCGACGGCGGATCCGCCGTGGAAGTGTTCCGCGCGCTCAATGCAACCATCGACGGTTTCGCTGAAGAAATTAAACGGCTGGAGCGCCTTGGGCTGAAGTTTGCGATCTTTCGAAATCGCGCAAACATCGGGATGGATGGATTCGATCTCGGCGGTACGCGCGAAATTCGCATTGTTCCGGTGATTGCCGGGAGCAAGCGCGCCGGTGGACTGCAGACCATCATCGGCACGGTGATGATCGCCGCTGCCTACGTACTCTCGTTTACTCCGTTTGCAGCCGCATCGCCGTTTTTGTATGCGGCCGGCGCGTCGATGGCGATCGGCGGCGTGATCCAGATGCTCAGCCCTCAAGCCTCGGGCCTCAAGCAAAGCGCATCCCCAGAAAACGCCCCGTCCTACGCCTTCGGCAGCGCCAAGAACACCACGGCCAGCGGCAACCCGGTGCCAATCTGCATCGGTGAGCGCAGATGGGGCGGGATGATCATCTCGGCCTCGATCCTGGCCGAAGACAAAGTGTAAGCAGGACAGCAATACACCAACCGCCCGCGAGGCGGTTTTTTTATGCCTGGAGGAAAGCATGGGCGCAGCGGAACAGATCGAGATTTACGGCGAGAAGGGCGGCAGCAGCAAGCCGAAATCGCCGGTCGAAGCCAGCGACAGCCTGCGCTCGACCAACCTGGCAAAGCTGCTGATAGCCGTGGGCGAGGGTGAGTTCGACGCCGTACCGACTGAATACGACATCTACCTGGACAACACGCCGATCCGCGATGCCAGCGGCAACTACAACTTTCCGGGCGTGAAGTGGGACTGGCGCCCGGGCTCCGTGGATCAGGCCTACATCCCGGGCATCCCGTCCGTTGAGAACGAGACGTCGCTGAACATCGAGCTGCGCAGTGATGCGCCGTGGGTGCGCTCGATCACCAACACCCAGCTGTCGGCCGTGCGTATGCGTCTGGCCTGGCCAGCGCTTCAGCGTTCGGATGATCAAGGCAATATCGGCGGGTACCGGATCGAATACGCCATCGACGTGGCCACTGATGGCGGCGCATATCAGCAGGTGCTGGTGGACGCGGTCGACGGCAAGACCACCACGCGCTACGAGCGCTCGCGCCGCATCGATCTGCCGGACGCCACCACGGGCTGGCAGATCCGCGTGCGTCGCCTGACGCCGAACCAGAACAGCAACAAGATCGCCGACACCATGCTGGTGGCCGGTTACACCGAAGTGATCGACGCCAAACTGCGCTACCCGAACACCGCTTTGCTCTACATCGAATTCGACGCCGAGCAGTTCACCAACATCCCGGCCGTGACCGTGAAGTGCAAGGCCCGGCGCTGGATGGTGCCGAGCAACTACGACCCGATCCTGCGTACCTATACCGGGACGTGGGATGGCTCGATGAAGTCGGCCTGGACCAACAACCCCGCGTGGATCACCTACGGTATCTGCACCGAAGAGCGTTTCGGGCTGGGCAAGCGCATCAAGCCGTTCATGGTCGACAAATGGGAGCTGTACCGGATCGCCCAGTATTGCGACCAGTTGGTGCCGAACGGGCTCGGCGGTCAGGAACCGCGTTTCCTCTGCGACATGAACCTGCAAGGCAAGGCTGACGCCTGGTCGCTGCTGCGCGATATCTCGGCGATTTACCGGGGCATGACGTACTGGGCTCAGGGGCAGTTGGTGATGCAGGCCGACATGCCGCGCGCGCAGGACTTCGACTATGTCTTCACCCGGGCCAACGTCATAGACGGGAAGTTCTCGTACGGCAGTGCCTCGGCGAAAACCCGATACACCCGGGCCCTGGTCAGCTACGACAACCCGGCCAACAACTACGACACAGACGTCATTCCTTTCGCCGACCTGGACCTGCAGCGCCGATACGGCGACCGGCCGACCGAGCTTAGCGCGATTGGCTGCACCCGCGCCTCCGAGGCGCAGCGCCGTGGCAAGTGGGCGATCCTGAGCAACAATCAGGACCGCACCGTGTCGTTCAAGACCGGTATGGAAGGTGTGATCCCGCTGCCCGGCCACATCATCCCAGTGGCGGACTCGTTGCTGGCGGGTCGTGAAGTTGGCGGACGGATCTCGGCGGTGGCGGGGCGCGTAATCACGCTCGATCGGGATACCCAGGCCAAGGCCGGTGACCGGCTGATCATCAACCTGCCCGGCGGGCGTGCTGAAGGTCGCACCGTGCAGAGCGTCAATGGCCGCGCCGTCACTGTAACGGTCGCCTACAGCGAGCCGCCGGTGGTGCAGCTGCAATGGGCGCTTGATGCCGATGACTTGGCAATCCCGCTGTATCGCGTCCTGCGAACCAAGCGCACGACCGAGGGCGACTACGAAATCAGCGCCTTGCAGTTCGAACCGAGCAAGTTCGCGCACATCGACACCGGCGCACGCCTGGAAGAGCGGCCGATCAGCGTTATTCCGATCACCGTGGTGCCGCCGCCGGCCAGCGTCACCCTGGCGTCGACGTCGTCTGTGGTGCAGGGGCTGGCCGTGGCCACCATGACGATCAGTTGGCCCGCCGTGGACGGCGCTGTGGGCTATGACGTGGAGTGGCGCAAGGACAGCGGCAACTGGATCAAGGTGCAGCGCACCGGGATGACCAACGTGGACGTGGTCGGCATTTACGCCGGCGCCTACGTGGCTCGCGTTCGCGCGGTGAGTGCGTACGACATCACTTCGACCTGGCGCAACTCGATCCTGACCAACCTCAGCGGAAAGCAGGGGTTGCCGCCGGCGCTGGCGTACCTCATAGCCACCAGCAAAATTTATGGGATTGGACTGGAATGGGGTTTTCCACCTGGTGCTGAGGACACCCAACGCACGGAGATCTGGAACAACAAGGTCAATGATCTGGCCTCCGCAGTGAAGTTGGCAGACTTTGCCTACCCGCAGTCGAATCACGATATGCAAAACATCGTGCCTGGGACCAGCCTGTTTTTCTGGGGACGGCTGATTGACCGCATCGGCAACGTTGGCCCTTGGTTTCCGGTGGTCAACGGTGTGAATGGCCAAGTCAGCATTGATCAGTCGGAGTATGAAAAATATTTCCTCGGCAGAATTCAGGAGTCGGCGCTCGGTGAGCAGTTGCTCAATGAGATCGGCAAGATTTCTGGTGACGGCGAGGGCTCGGTCAATGAACGACTTGAGCAAGCGAAGCAAGAACTCGCCGAGCTGATCAGTGAAATTACTGACGCGATGGTCTACGACCCGAGCAAGTCCTATCTGAAAGGTGAGGTGGTGCGGCTAGAG